TGGATGTTGGATCTGATTATTGAGTACAAAGTGAAGCTCAAGGAATTAAAGGAATACAGAGAGACATTAGAGCGGAAACCTGTCGAGACGAAAGCGGCTTGGACGCAATTGAAGCATGAGAAAAGTGAGCACGAAATTGTGGGCGATGCAATCAGCAGCTTAGAATATGCCATCGAGTGGATGGTGACCAGCCGGAAACCGGGAGCTAAGCGGGATATTGATCGGCGCTCTGTGCACCAGCGCACAGTGTACATGGACCCGGACAAGCTCGAGCGTTTGCAGCATAATGTCGTGGAGCACACGGAGATTAGCGAGGTGGAGCACAACCGGTTGGACGACGCGCTGTCTGTGCTTACGGAGAGGGAGCGGGAGGTTTATGTGATGTGTAAGGCGGAGATGCTGTCGATGGAGCAGGCGGGGCGGTATCTGGGCGTCTGTAAGGGGACGGTGCAAAAGACGGTGGGGCGTGCAGAAGCAAAAGTTAATAACCAGATTAACACGAGCCTCTTCTCCTTTGTGGGATGAGGCTTTTTAGAGCATTGTTGATATATTGACTTAATTGACTCTTTATATATTTAGTAACGTTTAGTACACTTTAGTTAAAAAGGAGGATGAAATTGCCGCCTTTTGACGAATTTGGTTATACAGCTCGTGATTACTATGGAACGATTGAAGAAATCATTCATATTATAAAAAAACATTTTCTTGAAGTAACGTATGTTTGGATTGAATCGTTGCAAAATGAAGGATCTAATCCATATAATTTGAAAAAGAAACAAGTGTCACATATTGTGAGTATTATGGAGTCTTACGATCAGTATCAGTTCAATCATAATTTTGTTGATATTTTGAATGGCTATAATGAGTATCTAACTTTCTTGACCATTTATGACCTCGATTACTTGGAGGATAATTATTCACAGTTGGATTTGAGGATGAGGGTAAAAGAACCTCAATCATACGTAAGTAAGCTTCTTCATTATAGAATAAATAAAAATGAACTTGGAAAGATACCATTAAACAAATGTTTAAATGATCTTTTAGGTCTAAGATTGATTGTGCCGGGTTTTGATTATAATTGCCCGGAATTTAGAGGATTATTCGAAAGTATCCAGAATAGGTTTAAAGATGAGGGTTTTAGGGTTAAACTAAATCATCAATGCGTTGGTGATTACGAAGCTATTCACATATATTTCGATGGAGAGAATAACACCCATTTTCCTTGGGAGCTTCAAATTTGGAGCAAAGAAAAAGCTAAAGGGAATTATGATTCTCACGCATTACATAAGCAGGCTTACACTGAGTGGGCTGGTTCTTATAAGGATATACAAACATCTGAAAGAAAAGGAGGAGAGTAGAATGGTGAGCCATTTCATTGCAATTCAGAGCTCGTATGTTCAAGGAAAAAGAATAGGGTGGCATTCTGTCAATGAAGATGAGATGGACAAAGATCACATTCGCTCTTTCTTAATTAAATATAAACGTGAATGTGGAAATGTTCACTTAGGCATTCACAAATTAAAGACTGATAGAAGATCGAAGAAATCAATTGCTGAAAAAGACAAGTTCTTTGAAGATGTTATATTCACATCCGATATTGATGAGTTTATTAACATTGCTAAGAGGGACGGTGAACTAGTAGCTGATGACGTTGCTCGTTTCATTCTTAGTATGCTGCCTGTTTCTCATTTAAAGTTGCAGAAGTTGATTTATTTAGCTACGCTAGGTATCTTAAGAAGACCGGAACGAAACTATTCCAAGAACCGATTGTTGCATACAATTATGGTCCAGTTGTTGAATCGATATTCCGAGAATATAGAACTCATGGAAGAGACAACATTGAACAGGTTGAAGATGATGTATTCGAAATCTTAGTGGAGGAAATGGCAGTTACGCATCATTCATGAGGATCGCTACGTCAAAACACGGTTTAGTAGCAATTGAATCTATACTGGGTGTTTTGAAAAAATATATGGATTACAAACCATTCGATCTTGTGGAATTAACCCATAAATCAGGCGGGCCGTGGTCTCGAGTATACGAAGAATATATGAACAACACGATAGAGGATTCGGTGATTTTAAAGTACCACGATGTTATCGAGGATTAGATATTGCCATACGCCCGCCACCTATATATGAGAGCCATTCTTATTAAGCCGCAGCGAGGTTGGTCGTTGTGGCTTTTTGGTGCAATTACAAAACCTTCTAGATTATACTGTTTTTAGGGGGTTTTAATAATGGAACAAATTTTAAGTTTATTACCAGTGTTTTTGCCGGTTATAACAACTTTTGTGGGTATCTGGATCGGGAATGCATTAACAAAAAATAACAATGAAGAGCTAGAGCGCCGATTTATGAAAAAAAGATTACGTGCCGAGAAAATTGAAGTATTATTAAATGAATACAGCAACATATCTAGATCTATATCTAAAATAAATCTTTTAACAAAAAGGTTAGTTAGACAAGAAATAAGCAGTTTAGAATTTAGAAATCTTGAAGATGAACAAGAAATAATTATAGCTGATTCAGTAAGGTTGATTGCTGTTAACATGCCTGTTATAAGCGAATTTGAAGAAAGTTACGATGCTTTTCTAGGTGAATATATTAAAGTGATGGAAAAGGTTCATCAAAAATATATTAATAAAGAAAACGAAGGTAAAATGCTTATAAAGTTTTCGCCAGAGCAAATAAGTGACGTTAAGATAAAAGACGATTTTGAATTATTGCTGAAGCTGTTAGAAACTACTCAAAAAAAGTTAAGCGAATCATTAAAAGATGTGTTGGATAAATAATGCACCCAACCAGGCGCTTTTTGTTTATTGATGCAGGAATATAGTCCCTTATGGCGAAGTTGGTAGAGAAACCAAATTATAGGGGGTTAATATGGGATTTAGTATAAGAAAACTTCAAATGTTGCAATCAAAAGTAAATAAAATGCTCAGTAACGCATTTTGTGTTATGGACGTACTAGATAAAGAAAAAAAGTTGTCAGATGGCGATTTTTTGTTAGCTCAGGGATTTTACACACTATCAGAAAATTATAGCTCATCAGCTAATGATGTATACTTTGAAAATGAAGCTTAGAAAACTACAAATATGATGAAATATTTATTGCATTTGATGCTTGGAGCTTTCAAGTTAGAAAATTTATTGTGGACAAAAATAATTTCTCTTATGTCACAAGTAGCTTTGATGAACTTATGGAAAAATCAAAGGAATTGACCAAATTTGTTAATGAATCAATTGAGAATTTAGAATTAAAGTAAAAGATATTTAAAGTATAAGGAATAAAAGCACCCACTCGGGTGCTTTTTTAATGCTTACATAACGAAAGGGGTGATCATCATTGAAAAAGCGCTAGTAACATGCGATTGCGGGAAGCATTTTAAAGTAAGAGAGATTAAAAAAAGAAGAATGGGTGTGCACCAAGGTCAAAAGGTGCGTGCCCATTTTTTTGTTTGTCCTGATTGCCGTAAAAAACACCCGTTTCTTTGGGAGAACGATGATATACGCAAGCTCAGGCAAAAGAACAAACAGCACCAGGACAAGATGGGCGAGTATATAAGAGCAAAGCAAATTGGCAAGGCAGAGCACGAAAAATGGCAGTTTGAACAGGGAATGACGAAGGCGAGGGGGATAAAGGGGGAGTTGAAAGAACGCTTCCCATTCCCTTAAATCGCAAAACAACTTAACGAGATGTCGGGGGTGGTGAGCTTGTAGTGACTGAGCAACAGTTAAAAGCACAGAGAGATTACGTTAATGGAATGAAGTATAAAGATATTGCAGATAAACATGGCGTCTCACTAAACACCGTTAAGAGTTGGAAAAAGCGCCATGCTTGGTCACGCAAAAAGGTGCACACAAAAATAAAGATGGGGTGCACCCGAAAAAGCCCGGCGCTCCATTAGGTAACGGCAACGCAATAGGCAATAAAGGCGGTGCGCCAAAAGGAAATAGCAACGCTGTCAGCCACGGTTTGTTTGCTAAGTACCTACCGCCGAAACACTAGAGCTCGTGGAACATTTTGAGAACGAGGATCAGATTGCCAAGTTAAAGCGAAATATCGCCATACAGGAAGCTGCCATTATCCGATCTCAAAAAATCATGTATGTTGATGATAAAAACGAACTCATTAAAGAGCTGAAAAAGAAACAAAAAGGAAATGTGAGCGGCGAAGAGTGGGAAATCCAGTTTGCTTGGGATCGCCAAGGCAATTATCTCAATTCATTATCCCGTGCCATGACAACATTAGTGAGCATGTACAAGCAACTGGATGAGTTAACCAGAGATAGCGGCGAGGATGTACAGACATCTATCGGCTCATTCGTGGATGCTCTCAAAGACAACGTAGAGGACGTGTGGGACGATGAGCAAGAATAGGAATAAAATTGCGTCGTTTAAATATCGTCCATTTTCTCGCAAGCAAAAGAAGGTACTGACGTGGTGGACAGAACGAAGCCCATATAAAGATCACGACATGCTTATTGCGGATGGAGCAATTCGTTCGGGTAAAACCATTTCATGCATCGATAGTTTCGTGACCTGGTCGCTTTCGTCATTTGAAAACGAGACCTTTATCATCGCTGGTCGTTCAATGGGTGCGCTCAAACGTAACGTGTTGCAACCGTTATTTCAAATACTGGCTGCAAAAGGGTTGGGCTATCAATATAATCGCTCGGAAAACTTCTTTGTCGTTGGCTCAAACACTTATTACTGTTTTGGAGCGAGCAACGAAGCGAGCCAAGACGTTTTGCAGGGCTTGACCGCAGCAGGCGCATATGCCGATGAGGTGGCGTTGTTTCCCAAATCGTTTGTTGAGCAGATGATCGGTCGTTGTTCGGTTGATGGCGCAAAGATATTCGCTAACTGCAATCCACAAGGACCAAAACACTGGTTCAAAGAGCAATACATCGATAAGGCAAACGAGAAGAAAATCCTGTATCTGCACTTTACGATTAACGACAATTTGACGCTTGCTGAGCGAGTGAAAGAGCGTTATCGCAGGATGTTTACAGGCGTCTTTTACAAGCGCTTTATCCAAGGCTTATGGGTGATGGCTGAGGGGCTTATTTTCGACATGTTCTCTGAGGAAGATAATGTTGTCAAAGAGCATCCCAAAATCCTGCAACATTGGGTAACGATTGACTATGGTACAGCTAACCCGACGGTGTTTCTGCTACTAGGATTAGGCAACGACAACAATATTTATGTGATCGATGAGTGGCGTTGGGATAGCAAAGCTAAGGGTCGTCAAAAGACGGATAAAGAGTACAGCCAAGCACTCAGTGTTTGGTTGCGTAGCCATAAGCTCATCCCGTCCTATATATTTGTCGATCCATCGGCAAAGTCATTTATATTGCAACTTAACAAAGATGGATTTAAAAAGATTGTGCAAGCTGACAACTCAGTACAGGACGGTATACGTGTTGTCTCATCCATGTTTGGTGCCAATCACTTATATGTGCACAAACGATGTGATGGCTTAATTAAAGAGCTATACGCTTATGTGTGGGACGAAAAGGCGCAGGAGCGTGGAGAGGATAAGCCTATGAAAGTAGATGATCACGGTCCCGATGCATTGCGGTACGGCATCTACAGTCGTCCAAGCGTGTGGCGTAATATTCTAAAGGAGGCGGGGTAAATGGATGGGTATAAACAAATGGAGCTAGAATATGCCATTGAAAACATGAAAAAATTGTCGCCTTATTTTGTGGATATTTCGAAAGAAATGGCAAAAATCACAAAAAGTTATTATGATGGCTTAATTAATCAAGGTTTTATGCATGATGATGCGGTAAAGATGTCCGTAAAATATACATTGGGAATATCGCAGGGGAAAGTTGGTGATTAAATGGCATTCCCACAAGAAAATAGTCAATGGCCGCCGCCAGCGTGGCAGTTTTGGTTTGATAAATTCCGAGAATGGGGCGCTTGGTACTCCGGTGACGAAGAAACGTTAATCCGGTACTACGGTAACAAAGTCACGCCAGCCATCAAAAACACGTTTTGGCAAAATCAAGCCGTGGAAAAACGTTCGAACAGCGTAAAGGTACATTTGCCCATTGCTGGGGACATTGCTTCCACAAGCGCAAACCTGCTATTCGGCGAAGTTCCTGACATTCAGTATGACGAGGATGCAGGCGGCGGAGATCGCATCAAACAATTTTTAGAGGACAACGCTTTTTACAATCTCATATTGGAGGGTGCGGAAATGAGTGCGGGGCTGTCCGGGCTCTTTTTTAAATTGGATATTGATCCCGAGCTGATGGACGTGCCGGTTGTGTCAGCAATTACACCTATCCAAGCGTTGCCCGAGTTCACGAGAGGGATGCTTACAGCCGTTACCTTTTATCAAGTGGTGCGCAGGGAGCAGAGCGGGAAAACCTATCGACTGTTTGAGGATCGGCGTCGTGAAAACGGACAACTGGTCATCCGGTATCGCTTGTATGACGGCAGTCACGATAGGATTGGATTGCCGATGGATTTAAACCAGCTTGAGGAGACCGCCGGAATGGATTTAGAGGATATATCCTACAACATGGAGGGATTAGGTTGCGTCTATATACCAAACATGCGCCCGAATCGATTACAGCCCGGCAATGCACTCGGAGTATCGGACTACCAAGGGGCGCTATCCCTGATGTCGAGTTTGGATGAAACATGGTCCTCGCTCATGCGCGATATTCGTCTAGGTTTAGGTCGTGTCCTTGTCGATGAGGAATTAGTGGACGAAAACGACTCGTTTGATGTGTTTAACGAGGTATTTCTAAAATTAAAAATGGGTGATTTACGTGTCGGTAGTGACAGCTATGATCCTATTAAAGAGGTGCAGTTTGACATCAGAGTAGACGAACATCTACGCACCGTTGAGGAACTTTGTGGGCAGATTGCGAGTCGTGCAGGCTACAACCCTCAAACGCTCGGATTTAACATACAAGGTCAAGCTGAGAGCGGTACAGCGTTGCATATAAGAGAGCGTAAGTCATTGTTAACGCGCGAGAAGAAAAGCCGTTACTGGCAACCTGCTTTACGCCAACTGCTCACTCAGATGCAACAGATGGATATAGAGAGCAGTTTGAGCACGCGTTATACGCCGCAGACCGTTTATGTGTCCATGCAGGATGGCGTTGTGCCGAATGAGCGTGAGGAGAGCGAGACGATCCGAAATCTTGATCAAGCTAAAGCTATATCGACGCTCATGAAGGTGCGTAAGCAACACCCAGATTGGGAGGAGAAAGAAGTGCTGGAAGAAGTTGAGCGTATCAGAAATGAGAATGGATCTGAGGGAATGCCGTTCCCTGGATTGCCATGATAAATCCGACGAGTTACGAGCGATACGGAGAGCCATTATTTGGTGCTGCCGAGATCGCGACATTAGGTGTTGGTGCGGCGTTATCCTACGTGCTTGGACGTGCTGTCCAAAATCCAGATGCGGTGCACGATCTTGAGGGGCAATTCATGCAGGCGGCGAGGGAGCAAGCAAGCTTGTTTGAGTCATCGTGGCAAGATTGGGCATCGGAAGAGTTAGCAAAGGCGTATATTCGGGGTATTAGGCACACCGACGCGGAATTACGACAGTTGGAAAATCGCATTGTCATACCGCCGCCGACTCGAGATATATCTCCCGGTACACCGATCCTCAAGCGGCAACCATCTACACAACAGCCATTATCGCAATCTGAGGGGCAAAGGTTTCGTAATTATGCCAAACACACCAAGTATTATGGCGTGTTTAAAGCGGCGGCACACGAGGGATTAGAGGGCACGCACTCACAAATTATCCGTTACAGCCAGGACGTATATAGACGTACAGCAATTGCGGTTGGCGATGCTAGTTTTCGCGAGGGCAACACCTTAACTCGTGTCGATATAGCACAACGCCAGTTAGATGATTATGCTCGGCAAGGTATTAAAGGTATCACGTATCGCAACGGTCGCAACTTCCCATTAGATGCATACGCCGAGATGGTAGGGCGGACGATGTCTGGCCATGCGGCTATCCAGGCAAGCCTTAACCGATATGAAGAGTATGGATATGATCTCGTGCGAATCTCCTCGCATTTTAGAGCTTGCGATATGTGCACGCCGTGGGAAGGTATTATCCTTACTCAGTCGGGCAACGACGCACGGTATTACACTTTGGAGGAGGCGATTGCGTCGGGGCTGTTTCATCCAAATTGCGCTCATGACATTAATCCTTATTTTGAAGGTATATCACCGGAGCAAGAGGTTAGAGTTGATCCGGCCGAGAGGGCGCTGATCGACGAATACGGTTACGAGCAAGCGCAGGAGGTGGCATACAATGCCCAGCAACAGCAAAGGGCCATAGAGAGGGAAATAAGAAAGGCGAAGCGTCAAGAGGCTACAGGGCTTACGCAAAGGGATAAAGAAGATAGCAAAGCAAAAGTCAATCAATTACAAGCGCGGCAACGAGAGCACTTAGAAAAATATCCGTATTTGCCAAGAAAATATGTACGAGAGCAAGTTAAAACAGCGCATTAATCCATACGCCCCAGGAGGGCTATTTTTTATATCAAAGGAGTGGGCTAGATGCCTTATAAACCAGTTTTACCAATGAACTTGCAGTATTTTGCTGATGGAGGGGACGGCGGCGACGGTGGTAATCAGCAAACCGATCAAGGTGATGGTGGTAGTAGCCAACAAACAAATCAGCAGACCCAACAGCCAAGCCAAACATCAAATAATCAGTCGCAGGACGGCAAAACGTTTGATGAGTCATATGTAAAGTCATTGCGAACAGAAGCCGCGGGTTATCGTACCGAGAAAAACGCACTACAAGAGCAAGTGAATCAAATGAAAAGGGCGCTTGGTTTGGAAAATGATGAGGTGGACCCTGATCAACTAGCAAACCAATTGCAGGACCGAGATCAAGAGATTAAATCGCTCAAAGTCGAGAATGCATTTTCTGCAATTGCTAATAAGATTGGCGCAGACCCGAACTGACTCTGGCAGTCATGAAGGCAGGTGGTCAACTTAAAGACTTAGACCCGAGTAGTCAATCGTTTAATGCTGATTTGGAATCAGCAATCAAGTCGTCAGTGGAGTCAAATCCGAAGCTGAAAGCCTCACAACCACGCCGCGCCGGTGCAACGCCACCCGACAATCAAAATGGCGATGGTAATGGGCTAGATATGAACAGTATGATTCGTCAAAAAGCAGGAAGATAAATAAAATTAGAGGTGAATTATATGAAAAAGAACATCACTGGATCAATGAAAATGAACTTGCAACACTTTGCAGAATACAACGGCATTATCTCTCGTGATGATGCACAAGCGCTAATCCCGGAAGAGGTCAGTCGAGAAATTATTGAGGGCGCTGTACAAAATAGTGCTGTCATGCAGTTAGCAACAAGAGCACCAAACATGAGCCGTAATCAGCGCCGTATGCCGGTACTTGGCAGCTTGCCTATGGCTTATTTTGTTGACGGGGAAGCGCCGGACGGAGGTTTGAAGCAAACCACGAAAATGGCGTGGAAAAACAAGTTTCTGAACGTTGAAGAGATCGCAACTATTGTGCCGATTCCAGAGGCAGTGCTTGACGATACCGATTATGACATTTGGGGTCAGGTACGACCACGAATCGAGGAAGCGATGGGCGTGCTTTTCGACCGTGCTGTACTGTTTGGTGAGACTGCCCCCGCATCATGGCCGGAGCATGTACTCTAGGTGCTCAAAACGCCGGCAATAGCGTTGCACTTGGTACAGGATCAGATATTTATGATGACATCATGGGTGAAAGGGGATTGATTGCAGGCGTTGAAGAAAGTGGATTCATGGTTAACGGTCATGTATCTTCCATGTCGATGCGTTCTAAGTTGCGCGGTTTGCGTGATGGTCAAGGACAACCACTGTTTAACTCCACAATGCAAGAAAGCACGAGGTATCAACTAGATGGCGAACCTACCATTTTCCCGCGTAACGGAGCAATTACAGCAGATGACGCCGCGCTTATGTTTGCAGGCGACTGGAATCAACTCATCTACGCTATGCGTCAAGACATCACCTATAAAATCCTTGACCAGTCAGTGATCACGGATGCTGATGGCAACATTGTTTATAACCTCGCTCAACAAGATATGGTTGCCTTGCGTGTGGTTATGCGTCTAGCTTGGCAAGTACCAAACCCAATTAACCGTATTAATCAAGATGAGTCTAGCCGTTATCCATTTGCGGTGCTTACGCCGCGTGAAACTAGCGGAGAGGGCGGTGAGGGTTAATGACCCGTATCACAGTCAATGTTCAGGGCGATGTGCAAAAGCATCGCCTTATGTGTTTGACAAAGTGGCATGATCCAGCAGATGAGGTCAATGTCCGGGCGGCGCACGATGGTGAAGTGCCTGAATTTGTCTCCACGAGCGATCTCAGTGATGGTGACAAAGTAATTATCAACATTACAGGAAACCCTACATGGGATGTAGAGGCTGGCGAGGATTTACCGGCAGGTATCCCCGTTGCTTGCGGAGAGGATGGCGTTGTAGTTGCCACGTCACCCTCATATGCTCGATTAATCGGATACACCGCAAACGCAGCGTCCGCAGGGTCAGTCGTAAAAGTCGTTAAGCAATTTATTGTTAATCGCAATTGGTTGGATGGCGTTGAAGAAACTGATTCAGAGCCGAGAGTGGAGGAGATGGAGAAAACGAGATTGAATCGATGACGGTTGCTCAGCTCAGAGATGAGGCAGAAAAAGAAGGAATCGAAGGCTACTCCTCTATGAAAAAGGCTGATCTTATTGATGCGTTGAAAGGGTGACGCTATGTACCTATCAGCCGAGGAATTTGTTGAATTGACCGGAAAAGATGAAGAACAAGCGACGGAACAACGCATAGCACTTGCGTGCATGTTGCTAGATGCTCGGTTAGGGAGTCGATCGGCGCACCGTGGGCGCATAGCTCAGCTAGATTATGAAACTGTGCTTGATTTCCCACCAGACCGCGAATGGATATTAGATATGGATAAGTTGTACACCTATCAACAAAGTGCTGTTAAGCAATGGGTGGCTCACATGATTGGATATTTGCATGATAACCAAGATCAAGCACCCGACGCAGCCACATTGTCTCTTGGGCGTTTTTCGGTGTCTAAAAATGCAGATGAGGTGTCGCCTGTACCTGCACAACTGCAATATGCAGATGGGTTACTCGCAACATCTAGGCTTGTTAAGCGGCAGGTGAAGATGTCATGACGAGCAAACAGCAAATCAAGTCTTTAATGTCTCACCGGGTGACAATAGATAAGCGAGATCGATCATACAATGGTGATTGGGAAACGGTTGAGTCGTACAGTGATCAGCCCGCATTTGTGGAGTATGGTAAGCGTCGGAGTGTCAATCAGCAAGGTGTCGAGGTCATGGTGAATGCACTCATATTTTTGCCCGATGACGCACCTATAGATGTGCAGCACGAGAGCTGGAGAATTACGCAAACGCACCCTTATCAGAGATCACCGATGGAAGCTATTAATATAGCGCCAATAGACGACCCGCGCACGGGTGAAACACATCACTATGAAATTGAAACACGTATGGGGGTGAGGTAGTGGCAACAAAAGCAGGATGGAAAACGTGGCTGGCAGCAATCTTTTAAAGCATGTTGCGGACGGTGGTCGTGCAACGGTACAAAAAACGGCTCATGTCGTGTTAGAAGGAGCAAAACAACAAGTTCCTCATGATGAAGGAGAGCTTCAACGTTCCGGTGTTGTTGTAATGGGAAACGGCGCAGAGGCTTGCATCAGCTTTGGCGGTGGTAGTGGCACTGGTCGTCAGAGGTTGCCATATGCAGTCCGTTGGCATGAGAATAACGCCAACTTCCAAAAAGGAAGAAAAATGCGCTATCTTGCTGATCCATTGCAACAATTAGGCCCGCGTGCATTTATAGCGGCTGCACAGCATGAGCTTGGAGGTCGATTGCGATGAGCATGGCAGATCAAGTCGCAAAATATTTAGTTGGTGAAGGTCTTGGCCGTTTAGGTCAGGACTTTTTTTGTTGGCACGCAACCAGATAGCCCTAACGACTGTGTGACATTTTATGATGAGGCAGCGCAATATACGAGCCGTCACACGGATTAAATGTCGATCAATTTGGTGTGCAGGTTATTGTGCGTAATGATAGCTATTTTTTGTCTGAGGAACTGTTGATGGAGATACACAGTCATTTGGTCGCTTTTGGTGATGACAAGTTTGTTGAGGGTGGTCCCGATATTTGGGTTGTGATGCTCCAAACAGCACCAGGAAGCATAGGGCGTGATGATAAAGGCAGAAATGAGTGGACAGTGCATTATACAATACGCGCGGAAGGGCGCGGCAAATACAGATTATAGGAGCGTGAAAATATGCCAGTAGCACGTAGATTTGCGGGCACGACAGTTGATGTAAACGAGGAAGTAGTTGCAAAGATCACTAGTTTCGGACACTCGATGGATATCGAGGAAGCAGACATTACCGGTTCGGAGGATTTAGTTGAGGGTGGCCTTATCTATCGTCAACAATTTATTGCGACGGCAGTTGGCGAGACGGTATCACTTGAGGGTATCTCAATTCAAGGCGACAAAGGGCAATCAGAGTTAAAAACAACCGCAGAGCAAGGCCGACAAGCCGAGCTCACGCACACAGACGCATCTGGGCGTGGTCACAAATTAACAGGATTTTTCACTTCATACGAGGAAGAGGGTTCGGTTTCTGACGGAATTTACAATTTCTCTGGTGAATTCCGAGTGAACAGCAAAGAAGAAATTGATCCAGGTAACGGGGAAGGAGGCGAAGGATAATGCATAACGCTGAAAAGCTTCACTATCTCAATGAAAAAGCAGATGAAATCTCGCAAATTCAGCAAGAAAGTCTCGCTGCTGATTACGATGTTGCATTAAAAGAATACAACGAAAAAGACAAGCCGAAAGTCGTTAAGTTTAACAACGAGTATTTTCCAGTTGCCAAAGAAATGCCGTTTAAATTTGCAACATTTTATTTTAGGCATTGCGTGCGTAAAGTACAAGGAAAAACACAAATGGAAGTGCCAGAAGATCGGATGTATGAGTTTATCGAGTTGATGTTTGGTGAAAAATTTTTAAGCTCGCTTGAACGATCAGAAGCCGGTATTAATTTTGTGTTTCAGCACATCGTGCCTGACATCATGGGCATGTGGGGACACGATGTAGACACTGGTCAAGGTGGTAAGGCTCAAATCAGTGGGAACGGTGGAGCAAAAAACGGAATGACCCCCGGGTATTAATCTGGGGGTGGGCGTCGTTAGAAGCTGATTTTTTAAGATTTTATAGCATGGATTTAAATACAGAAGCGTTTTCAGACCGTCTCTCATGGAGGCGGTTTTTGGTTTTAGTTGGTGCATTGCCAGAGGACTCCGCATGGATACGTTTCATGCGCGATAAAAAGAAACGCTCAATGGCTGAATGGGACGAGTCAGAAGTCAACCAAGCAGCATCAGCAACAAGCAAACCAAGCAAGAGGGGAGGGGCATAAATGGCTTTTGTGGTTGGTCAATTATCTGCACCAATTACGTTGGATGACTCGGGGTTTTCCTCGTCCTTGTCTGGCGTGAGGTCAGCAGGAGAATCGTCAGCAAGTGCAATAGGCAAGAGTTTTCAACAAGCCGGGCAGAAAGTTACGGACATAGGGAAAACACTCACAAAAGCAGTCACCGTACCTATTGCTGGTATTGCGACGGCCGCCGTTGCTGCAGGTATGAGTTTTGATAGTCAAATGTCAAAGGTACAAGCAATATCTGGCGCTACAGGCAGTGCAATGGACGACATGCGTAATAAGGCAAAGGAGATGGGCGCTACCACTCGTTTTACGGCTACACAATCCGGTGAGGCGATGGAATACATGGCATTGGCTGGTTGGGATGCTCAGCAGATCATTGCAGGTTTGCCGGGCGTACTTAATCTAGCGGCTGCCGGTGCACTTGATCTCGGTCGTGCTTCAGATATTGTAACGGATACGATGTCGATGTTTAGAATGGAGGCGCACGAGGCGGCGCGTGCAGCGGACGTGTTTGCATATGCTCAGGCAAACTCAAACACGAACGTAGAGCAATTAGGCGAGGCGCTTAAATACTCTGGTGCGACAGCGGCAGCCGCAGGAATGGACTTGGAGCAGACATCTGCAATCCTCGGCGTACTTGCGAACAACGGTATTAAAGGATCGTCAGCAGGTACAGCGCTTGATGCGATGTTTAGAGACTTACGCCAAAGCGCGGAAAATGGAGCTATAGCGATTGGAGACACAAGCATTGCTCTGTACGATGCGCAAGGAAATATGCGGCCGATGACAGATATACTCGGCGATATTGAGGGTGCGACAGAGGGGATGACAGATGCTCAGCGAGATGCGGCACTAAGCTCAGTTTTCCAAGCGCGTTCTATGCGTGGTGTAAACATTTTACTTGGAGAGGGTACAGATGCAATACGAGAACTAGAAGCAGGCATGTATGGCGCTGACGGTGCGGCTCAATCAATGGCAGACATCATGAGTAACAATCTAGGTGGATCAATGATTGCACTTAAATCAGCTTTAGAGGGTGCTGCCATCGCTATCTACGAAGTGTTTGAGCCTGCCTTACGAGCAATCATAGATTTTTTGGCAATGCTAGTACGTAGCTTTATCGACTTAGATGACAGTATCATGAAAGCTATCGTTGTGATAGGTGGTATCGCTGCAGCAGTCGGGCCCGTTTTAATCGCTATGGGTGCCATGCTCAAAATTATAGGTGCAACAATACCGGCTCTCGCTGGGATGGTGTCGCCGGTTGGTTTAGTGGTTGCTGGTTTGGTTGGTCTTGGTGCTGCTTTTGTAGCCGCATACAGCAACTCGGAAACCTTTAGAAATATTGTCCAAGGTGCGATGGAAGCCGTAAGAAACATCGTTATGACAGTTGTCACAGCAATTACAGGGTATTGGGAACAGTACGGATCGACAATATTGGCGACTGCAACCACTGTATTTGAGACCATCCGCACGACAATCATGACCGTATTAGATGCAGTTGTATCATTTATCAGCGAGAAATTACAAATGATTCAACAATTTTGGGCAGAAAACGGCGAGGCGATTTTGCAAGCGGTCACTAATGTCTTTAACTTTATCGCTACGATTATCACAACCGTAATGAATACCATTTGGTCAATTATGGAGTTTATCTGGCCAGCAATTAAATACCTCATTATTACAACGTGGGAGCTAATCAAAGGAGCAATAGATGGGGCGCTTAATTTTATTATGGGTCTTGTCAATACATTTGCTGGTTTGTTTACTGGAGATTTCAGCCGCATGTGGGAAGGTATTAAGCAGATGTTTACAGGTGCGGTGCAATTCCTATGGAACGCTATTCAGTTGTATTTTATTGGACGGATCGTCGGTGTTGTAAGGTCATTCGTAGGCTTAATGCGTAACTTTATATCAAACATGTGGAACGGCATTAGAAATCTGTTTACAAACGCACTAAACACGATAAGGTCAACAGTCCAAAACGTCACAAGTAATATACAAAGCATTTGGAATCGTATCTGGGATGCGGTTTTTTCTTTTATCCGCACAATTTGGAACAACATTTTAGGCGTGTTTCGAAATGCACTGAGCAACATCGTGAACTTCGTACGTACTCAGTTTACAGCAGCACAAAACAATATTCGCACAATCATGACAGCGGTACAGACGGTAATCCGAACGATTTGGAATACGATCCAAACCGTTTTTCGTAACATTTTAACAGCGATTGTTAACTTTGTACGTGGGCGTTTTGATGCTCAAAGACAAATGATTCAAACGACGATGAATAACATTAGAACGTTTTTACAAACAGTTTGGAACACAATTAGAAACGTATTTCAGACGGTGCTTAACGCAATCAGAAGCGTCGTGCAAACAGTATTTGATGCCATAAGGAACGCCATTACTACAGTCATGAATGCTATACGGTCACTAATCACAACAGTGTGGAATGGCATTAGAAACACGGTGACAACAGTCGTTAATGCTATTAGAAACGTGATCCAAACCGGTTTTAATGCAGCGCGTAACATCGTCAACAATGTGATGAGCGCAATTAGAGGGTTTATTTCGAATGGCATGAACAGTGCTAGAAACGTTGTTACAACAGTTACATCAGCAATCCGCAGTACTTTTACAACGGTATTCAACGCTCTCCGTGGCATTGTATCTACAGCGTTTAATGCTGTTGTTAGCGCAGTGAGATCAGGTATTACTAGTGCACTAAATGTTGTCCGAAACGCAGGGCAACGCTTTTTAGATGCCGGTCGTAATATCGTAAAAATGATTGCTGATGGAATCAAGAATGGTATTGGTATGGTAACAGGCGCTATTACAAATGTCGTAGACGCAGTGCGTGACTTTTTACCATTTTCCCCGGCAAAGACAGGACCATTAAAAGACATCCACAAGCTCGATTTTGGAGGTCCAATGGCAGAGTCGATTGAAAAGGCGACGACACAGGTCGTTAAAGCGATGAAAGAAGTCATGGAAGAGGTTAAGAATGTAATCTTATCCACGCTAGATGAGATTGTTAGAGATATGAAGGGGTACGCTCCAGAGTTTAAGGACGCTGGAAAAACGCTTGGAGAATCTGTTGCTGAAGGTATGGAGGAATCAAAAGATAGCATCAAAAAAGCCGCAGATGGGATCAAAGATGCTGCTGGCGGCGCCGTAAATCAAACGTTTAAAGGAAACGGACAAAGCATCCGAGGTGCACTAGAAAACATGGGTGTTGACCTCGGTTTTGGTAGCACAGGATTTGCGATCCGTGACAACCTCGGGGCAGATAGTGTAATCGGCAAGAATGGCGAAACGATAGTGGATCGGGAAATCTATGAAAAGGCTCTAGGAAAGGTAAGAGGGAATGGACTTGGCGAAGGCGGAGGAATACCGATGCGCCAAGAAAGACAAAATCAACCCCCTGTAATTAATCAGTACAATACGTATAATGACCCGAGAAATCCAAGTGAAGAGCGACGAAAGCAGAAAAAGCAAGGAAAAGACCTAGCGACACAATTGGGGATGAGCTAATGAGGATATCTTATACAAACCCTACAGGCAGAGTATTACATTCAGCCCGATACTAGTCCTATGTACAAAGTGAGAAACAAACAGGGTTTTGGTGGCACTGATATTGAAATGCAATTACAGTCTGCCCCGTATCAAGATGGGGCGACTCTCATTGATCAGCTCTTTGATCCTCGGGATCTATCTATCGGCATTTTTATATTTGGTGATCAATCAGAGTTGGCAGACCGACGAAGGATGATAGCTCGTGTTTTTAATCCTCGTCTTGGGTTGGGGCAATTACATGTAGTTGCAAACAACGGGGTTGAGTATGTGCTTCTTTGTGCACCTGATGGATCACCTAAATTTGATGAGGATAGCACGCAAGGGGCACAACACCAATTATCGACATTAGAACTCGTCGCCCCCGACCCGTTTTGGCGGAGTGTGCGCATCAGCGAGACACCACTAGCGGCGTTTCTTGGTTTATTCGAGTTTCCGTTTGAATTTCCTATGGAGTTTGGTATTCAGTCCGATTACGCATACATCAACAATGACGGCGATGTGCCTTGCCCGATCAATATTGAGTTTAACGGTCCAGCGGTTAATCCTACGATTGAAAATGTTACTACGGGCGAATACATCACGATCAGCCGTGATCTCCTTGAAAACGAAACGCTGAGGATCAACACAGCGCAGGGGAGCAAAACGGTCGAGATTACACGAGAGGATGGCACGACAGAAAACGGATGGAACTATATCAGAGATTACAACATAAGCTTTTTTGACCTTATTGTCGGGGAAAATGAAATCAAATACAGTGCAGATGAAGGTGCGGAGGATGCGACCGTTGTAATCACGTACCAAAAACGATATGTCGGTATTTAGGAGGGGTAACGTTGACCGAGATTTATAGCTTTTTTAATAGCACACCCGATGATCGTAGACCAAAGCAAGCAGAGGATTGGGCGAATTACTTTTCCAAGTTTTTAACCACAGGCTTGTACCACAAAAACGCCGAGGCAGGGCTTGCCGTCACGTCCGACGCCCAGATGAGAGTCCTGGTGGATGCGGGCGCGGCGTTTTTTAGCGGCTACATGTATGAAAACACCGCCCCGTTGCCATTAACCGTGCCACTAGCAGACAACAACCGTATCGATCGCGTGGTCGTGCGTCTCAACTTAAACGAGGATCAGCGCAATATCAGGGCGCATATCAAGCAGGGAACAGAGGATGAGCCGCCGGAGCTACAGCGATGAGTGGATCTATGAGCTCTCCATTGCTCGCATCAACGTAATCGGCGGGCAGTCGTTTATTGAGCAGTCTCAAATAATGGATGAGCGGTATGATGAGGACGTTTGCGGACTTGTGAGGTCGTTGTTGGACTTAAACGTCGATGAGGCGATGGAGCATATTGATGCGGAGATCCAGAAGTTTAGGGATGATTTTTCTAATGTAAATAATTATCCGATGGCTACACAGGCGCAAGCTGAGGGTGCTAGTTGGTTAATTGCTTATATGTCACCCAGAAATACAAGACAATTAATCCAAGCAAACACCCCATATCAAATTATCCATGATCAAGCAATTCCGAATGGCACGAAAGAGTTGGAAGTTAATATTCCCAATGGCAGTGATGTACGTGGTTTAAAAATACAGATAAACACATTTTTAAGTTTAAGTAACGCAAGTGGCGGTAGCGGTAGTACCACTCAAGGTGTTATTCCTTATTTAGTTGTAGGCAATACAGATATAAATTTGGTAGGTCATGTAGGTAATCTTAGGCTTGGGGGGTGGAATATAGCTAGTAGTTTTAATGATCCCGGTAGGGTATATGAAAGATTCGCAGAAGCAGTATGGATATGGAATCAAAACAATAGAATAGGTACTCCTGCTAGTGACAATAGCCGAGGGCTATCAAAGATATTAACTTTGGATTATAATAATACATCGCCCGCAACTTATTACAACACTAACGCTAACCTGAATTCTAACAATAGAAAGCTTAAAATATCCATACCCCAAAGTGCAGGGATTTTAAGTGCCGATGTTTCATTCAGAAAAGGTTCACGCTTAAAAGTTTGGGCAATTTATGATGATTGGAGTTTTTGAATATGGAGGATAATCTGGATAAATTTGATGTAGTTACAGACGATGACGGGAAATGGCTTGTTTGCAGGGAAACAGGTGCAAAGTATTTAACTGATGGTTTTAATGCTTGGTATAGAAAAATGCGCAATAAACAAAATGAAGCAGAACCAGAACCCGAAGAACCAACACCCCCTAATAACGACGAAGAAGTTGCCCAGCTAACCTACATGCTCATGCATGAGTCAGCCCGCAACGACTCACACGATAAAGACATTGGCAACCTATACTACGAACTCATGAGAGGTGGTGTGCTCCGTGCTGAACTGGTTTGATATGATTTCACGCTTTTACGCTAATGGGTCGTGGACACTTTCGATGGTCGCTGAAGCGGTAGAGTTTAAGAAGCTTAATACGGATGAGTTTGAGCAGATCACAGGTCAACAATACGATGCAGATGAGGATAACGCCGAGTAGGGCGTATTTTTTATATGCATAGATTTATTTATCATTTCTGTGAACTTTCGTAATTTTATGCGTTTATGTGTTAAAGTGTTGTTAGCATATCCAACATGGAGGGTTTACGATTGGAGCATATAACAATACAAGAGATCAACAAAGTAGACAAAGATAACGGTGATGTGCGTCTTATACTTGCTGAAAACGACATGAGAAAGGTAGTTGAAGTCAGTATATCTGAGGGTGTTTTTGTTTTCTCACGATATGATTTAGCTTACAATAAGCGAGTTAAAGTCATTGAGCATATACACAGTATATGGAATTCGGTTAGAGATTAGATCTCCCGTAAAAGGGAGGGAGAATGCACCTGGAAAGGTGTATTTTTTTATGCCTGAGGAGGTGACACATGCAACCCGAAAACTACCCACTACGGTTATTTACACCCGATATGGAGCTGTTAAATGAAATCGACCAATACGATTCCATGATCCACACACGGCGCTGGTCGGGCGTCGGGGATTTTCAGCTTGTCATCAACCAAAATTCGGTCGATATATCCCAGCTGGCAATAAACAACCTGATTATGATTGGCAATGATGTAAACCGTGTGGGGCGCATCCTGCATCGAGAGGCGGCGGTGGATCAAGCTGGGGCTGAGTCAGAGTTGTGGACCATACAAGGCGTGACGTTAGAGGCATTGCTAAAGACTCGCTTACACTTGCCCCAGCTGATCGAGACTACGACCGTATAACGAGCAATGCCGAAACGGTTATGAAGCACTATTTTAACAACAACGTGGTTGCCCCGGATGAGGGAGAGCGACACAAAGGTATACGGCGCAAAGAGCAAGTGGTCATTGCCCCCGATCAACAGCGAGGACGGCGTATCCAGTGGCAAGCCTCATATAAAGAGTTGGACGCTGAACTCGAGCGCATGTCAACGCTCACAGGCTTAGGGTGGTACTGCTATCTCGATTACGAACAACGCAAGTGGGTTATGGACGTGTCCGAGGGTCGAGACCTGACGCAAGGGCAGTCAGACAATTCCCCGGTCATCTTTAGCCCCGAGTTTGACTCAGTCGCCGAGCAACAGTTTTTAGACAGCATTGTTGACTACGCTTCAGTGGTTTATGTAGCTGGACAGGGCGAAGGCGCAGAGCGTCGTATCGTTGTTGTCGGCGATGGTGACGGACTTGATCGCCGTGAGGCATTTGTCGATGCTCGAGACGTTGAAGAGGAAATTGAGGATGAGGAAACGGGTGAAATGGTCCCGCGTCCGGTTGAGGACATCGATGAGGAACTACGACAACGCGGGGAGGAAGCGCTGGCAGAAAAGGCGCGCAAGCAGTCGTTTACATGTCAGATCATAGACGGCTCTCCGTTTAAGTATGAGGAAGACTGGGACCTAGGCGACATCGTAACTATCCAAAATCGTAAGTGGGGTGTCACTTTAGATGCCCGCATCGAGGAGGTCGAGGAGGTGATCGAGCGTGATAAGGGTCGCTCGCTATCTGTAACGTTTGGTCATGATTTGCCTAGCTTTATCAAAGTGATCAAGAGAGAGATGCGACAGAGCACCCTATAGGTGCTATTTTTTATGTAAAACGTGGAGGCGAGATGATGCATTGACGGAAAAGGACTGGAGAGAAGGCTTTACAGAGGTGAAAGAATCACTCGCTGAAATACGCACAGATCAAAAACACTTACTGCAATATATAAAAAACAATCAAGATCTAACATCACAAACGATGACGAAGGCAGACGAGGCATCCAACACAGCTAATCAAGCACTATATATTGCGCAAGGAGCAAAGACCGATCTCGTTTTATATAAAGAAGAGCAAGACCAAAAAATGATGAGGCAAAAGAAAAGCAGACGGTATTTACTGACAACCATATTTACCATAATTGGTTTATTGCTTACATTAATCGCAACCATAGCGCCTATACTTTTTAGGTTTTATGGCAATTAAGGAGAGGATCACATGTTAGAAGCACTGCAAACATCACTTATCGAGGTAGTCTTATCAACTGTCGGCATCTTAATCGCGGCGGCTGTATCTTATTTTACGCCGAAAATCAAGCGTTACCTGGACATTGCCGCAGACCGTGACAACCTCGGCATCATCGCTGAGATTACAAACGTTGCGGTAGAGCGTGTCGAGGAGCAATTTTCGGGCGAGTCTGGTGCGCTGAAGTTTGAAGAGGCAACACAATACGCATCCAAAATCTTGGAACGATACGGCATCGAGGTGTCTGACGATCTTATCCGTGCGCAGATCCAAGATGGTTGGCACCGCATGCAAACGGCAGATAAACAAGAGGTGTAGGCATGGTCAACATTATATCTGATATGATCCCCCGGTCTGCCAGCAACAGGCCGGGGCACTGGCAAACGCCAAATAAGATCGTCGTGCATGAGACAGCAACGTATCAAGAGGTGCCAACGCTGCTATGCACGGGCGTTATGTAAAAGGACAGGATGCCCGTAATCGGTCGGTGTCTTGGCATTTTACCGTTGATGACAGAGAGATCCGCCAGCATTTGCCCATTAACGAGCGTGGCTGGCACTCGGGTGCAGGTAACATTGATAGTGTCGGCATAGAAATATGTGTTAACGCTGACGGCAACTGGCAAAAGGCGAAAGCGAACGCTCAAAAGCTGATTGCTCACTTGCAATCACTAGGCATAAGCGTCATTACTACACACCGGCAGGAGACAGGCAAAAACTGCCCAGCTAGGCTGTTGCGTGAGGGCTTTGCTTCATTTTTGGCTGGGGTTAACAGCGTGGAGCAAGTCAAATCTGAGACTACAGAGGATGAGGTGATTTATGTGTTGGCTGGAGAATTTGAGTGGGGATCAAACAAAAAGGCGTTTGAGCAGGCGCTCAGGCGTTACGGCAACGTCAACGAGCGCGAGGCTTACGCTAACGATAAACTCAAGCTGGAGGATGCGTTGGGTGTCTTAGCAAAAGGCATCGATGCTGAGCCATCTGATAGCGTAGCAGAGGCGCATCGAGCGTCGTGGGATAAAGCCAAGCGAGTAGGCGTGCTCAATGGCGAGCGTCCCAAGCATTTTACGACTCGGGAGCAACTTGCGTCTGTCCTAGACCGCACTGGTCATCTGGATTAA